GCAGATGTAGTCACACTGACCACTGCTAAGGCTCACCCTGAAAGACTCTGCGGTTGATGTGCGCCGAGCGAGGCGCAGATACAAGAAAGGCCGCCATATGGCAGCCCTTTGAGACGAAAAAACCCGCACTGATGGCGGGTTTCTTTTTGTGTTGCTGCTCAGTTCGCTTTAACGTCCCGAGCCTACCACAATTTAAGCACTTTTTTGCTCACTCTGCAACATGAATCTGTCGCTATTTGTGCCGAACGCGTCACAAACTGGAGCGTACAGGATCGATTCTGCAAGACTTAACCATGTGTCTATGCGGCGGCGGCAAGTGA